TCCTGTGGCGTGACGATGGGGAAGGAGCGATCGTTGCCGGCGAAGTCCTCGGCGGGGATCTTGTCGCGGTCGGTGCCGCCGCCGACGTTGGGGTCCACCTTGCGCTTGGCGACCCCCTCGTGGCCGGTGAGCGCCTTGGCCACGTCGGCCGGCGTGACCCGGTCGGCGGCGAGGGCGGCGCCGGCTGCCTTCACGATCTCTCCCGCGAGCGCGTCGTCGAGGATCAGCTGGCCCACGTCCTCGGGCTGACCCGAATCGCCGGCGGCCTTGACGAGCTGGAACTTCGAGTTGAAGTTGCTGCCGCGGTCGACCAGCGAGATCTCGCTGATCTTGGTGAGGCCGTCACGGCGACCGCGGATGATGCCGTTCATGGCCTTGCCGGTCGGGTCCGGCACGATGTCCGGGTGGGTGATGCCGACCGAGTAGCAGGTGAGGACGCCCTTGCGGACGAGCTCCTTCGCCACGGGCTCCACGACGAGGGACTTGACCCAGTGGCCGTCGGGCGTGGCCTCCACCTCGAGGCCCTTGCCGGCGGGATCGCGGCGGGCCTGGTGCTGCACCCGCAGGTTGCCGCCGGTGTCGAGCCACTCGTGGATGGCCTTGGCTGACCAGTCCTGGTCGACGATCTGGAGGTCGGAGTCGACGGTGCCGTCGGTGGCCTTGCCGTAGACGATGAGGTCGCCGTCGCTCGTCTCCTCGGTCTTCTCGATGGGGAACGAGAAGTAGGTCAGCTCGCCGTCGGGGGTGAGGGTCGCGGCCACACGGGCTTCCTTTCGTCGGTCAGTCGGTCGTCTTGTTGAGGTGATCGTCGCCGTGATTCAGCTGGAACGAGTGAGCCTCGTCCCACGGCCCGACCACGGTCGGGACCCGACCGACGTACGCGGTCAGCGGCTTGCCCAGGCGCTGGGCGGCCAGGGCGCGGTGGTGGCCGTCGACGACCTTGAGCTTGGGGTCACCGGGGGTGTCGACGAGGATGGCGGGGTGGGTCGGCTCGCCGGCGCGCAGCTTGGCCTCGAAGCGGTCCACGGCGGCGTCCTCGTGGTGCGCGGCCCACCGCGGCTCGTTGCTGAAGTCGATGAGGCTGGTGGGGACGTTGAGGGGCCCCACCCAGGTCGCGTCGTCGACCCACGCGTAGCCCTCGGCGCTGAAGTTTTGGCTCATCAGGGCCGCGACCTCGTCGGCGGTCGCGGCGCGCGTTCCCTCGCTCGCCGGCCGGCTCAGGGCGTTGAGCACGAGCTGCAGGTCAGCCCGGAGCTCGGCGCGAACCGACGGGTTGTCGACGAGGTGCGTCGGGTCCCACCACGCGAGCGCCTCCACCTGGTCCCCGTCGGGGTCATCCGGGTTGGTGACGCGGTCGCGGCCGTCGAAGATCGGCACGTCGGTCTCGTGGTCGACCTCGTAGACGAAGCCTAGCCACCGGCCGCTCTCCGTGCCCCAGCCGGGCACGAAGCGGCCGACCGGAAGGACGCACCCGGTCTCCTCCTGCCACTCGCGGATGGCGGCGCTGCGGGGCTGCTCACCGGGCTCGAGGCAGCCACCGGGGAACTCCCAGGAGCCGGCCGCGGGATCGTCGTCGGTCAGGCCGCGCTGCAGCATGAGCACGCGGCCGGTGTCAGCGGCGCGGACCGCGAGGCCGGCGGCGACGCAGGCTCCCTTGGTCGCGGTGCGGCCCTCCCACCGGTCGCACACGTCGATCAGGTCGATCGAGCCCGACACGAGGTCGCACGAGTGCGTGTCGAGGTGGAACATCACGCAGGTGCCGCAGGATCGAGCGCGGCTCGCCGCCGGCCGGTAGTGAACCGACTCCTTGGGCACCTTGACGCGCTTGCCGAGGTCGCCGACGCTGGGCGCGCGGCCGCGGTCGTTCGCGTCGCCCGGCGGCTCGCCTACCGACGGCCGACCCGTGCCAACGCCACCTTGTGGCCAGCCACCGGTGCCTGAACTTGGATAGCGTGGTGGTTGAACGTCGACGTCCGTTTGGTGACCAGAGCTGAGGGGTACCCGGTCATCGCGACCGCCAGAGGGGTGATGCGCTTGAGAGCGATCTGACCCGTCGTAGAAGCCACCCATGTAGCCGTTGGGCGGCTGCGACGGAACCCACCGCGGGGGCTCACCCCCAGCCGTGCTCGCCGGCACCCCACCGGGAACCTCCGTCCCATCACCGAGGTGCCTGACTGGTGATCGGCCGCCACCGCCGGCCGCGGCCTGAGGGACGCGTGAGTCGACCCACGATTCCTGGCCGTTGAGACTGATCACTCGTCGCGTGGCCTTGACGACCCGGATCGCGTCATCGACCTCGAGGCCCTCCGCCATGTGCTGGCTGATGCGAGCCAGCGCGTCGGGGTTGACGTTGCGTGGAACCCAGGAACTGACCTGTCGACCCTTCTTCACGTGCCGACTCAGGGCCTCGAGCTCGCTGCTCGCGGCCTTCTCCAGGGCCGCCGCGTCTGCCACCTTGGCGGGCGCGGCGGTCGGCTTCTTGCCGGTCGCGGAGCGGGACGGCGCGTTGCCCGCGCCGGTGGCCGCCGCGTGCCCGGGTGTCTCGACGTGCGGGCTCGGCGTCGGCTGCGTGGGAACGCTGCCCTGGCCGGTGTTCTGGATCTCACCGGTGCCGGCCGCGGTGACCGGCAGCTTGGGCTGGACGCCGGGGAGCGCGAGCTGGCCGGGAGGCGTGGGAGCCGGACTGCCGGGCGTGGCTCCCGGAACGGTCCCGGAAACGGCAGCGGTCGCCATGCCGAACGGCACGGGGCCGTTCTTGCTGAGGAAGACCGGGCCGCTGGTCTCCGGCAGGCCCCAGGGCTGCAGGTTGAGCTCGTCCCGGGCCTCGTCGACGCTGCGCAGGCCGTTCTCAACCTGCTTGATGAGCAGGTCGGTGAGGAGGGACTGGTCCTCCTCCGCCTCGAGGCCCTCGAAGACGAACTGCATGTCGTCCTGGCCGCAGACGTACTCGAGGATGTTGTTGATGATGTCCGCGATGAACATCAGGGTCGGCTTGGTGGCCTTGCGCTCGCCCACGTTCTCGGCCATCTTGGCCATCTGGTGCGACGCGCCCGGCGACATGGAGGTGCTGACCTTGGGCGCGATGCCCAGCTCCATGGGCATGATGTCGAACGCCATGCAGACCTGCGTCATGACGATCTCATCGAACGCGTCGGCGAGCTGCACGCCGCGCTGCGGCTCGACCTTCGTGCCCGGCGGCAGCACGATGATCTTGTGGTGCCAGGCGGGGTCACCGGCGAAGGCGTTCAGGGCGTCCTGCAGCTCGCGGATCTGGTTGGGGGTCATGTTCTCGTCACCGGGCGACATGTAGACGGCCGGGACGGTGCCCTCGCGGAAGTAGTCGAGCTGGTAGCCCTGCTTCTGCAGGCCGGACAGCACGGGGATCATGGCGCGCTCGATGGGCGGGAAGCCGTACGGCGTCCACCGCCGGGGCACCATGGGCACGTACAGCAGCTGGTCGCCGCGGAACTGCGCGACCTGGCTGCCTCGGAGGCCGCCGTCCTGGATGTCCATGTCCGTCAGCATCTTGATGAAGTCGCTGCGGGGGACGCCGTAGAGGTACTGCTGGTAGGCCGGGGCCGGCGGGGCCGGGAAGCCGCCCTGCATGTCGTAGAGCGGTCGGATGGTGGGGCCACTGATCAGGTTCAGGCTGTCGAGGTCGCTGCCGAGCAGGCCCTTTCCCATGCCGCGGCCGCGCTTCGGCCGCAGGAAGAGCGAGAGCGCGTCGAAGACGAACACCTCCTCGAGGAAGGCATCGATGAACGTGCTCCAGCTGTAGTAGTCCGGGTCGGGGCGCTTGAAGAACTTCTTGGCCTTGGCGCGGCGCTCACCGAAGTCCTTGAACCAAGCCTTGTCGCCGCGGTTGGCCTTCGCCGCCTCCTGCGTGGGCATGATGTCCCACTCGAGGCCCCGGATCTCCGACTTGCGGAGCTGGATGCAGGCGCGGGCCACGGAGTACAGGTCGGCGAGGGTTCGCAGCGTGCTGAAGCTGGCGAGCTTGAGGCCCTCCGAGCCGGGCGTGCCGACCGGGAGGTTCCAGCCGACGCGGTACTCCTCGCGGCGCGGGTCGGCCCGGCCGCTCGCGGGGTCGGGCTCATCGACGGGAACCGGCAGGATCGGGCTGAACGGCCCGAACGCGCCCTGCGTGAAGGTCGCCGGTGGCCGCGGCAGGAAGCCGGCGTAGGCGTTGGCGTAGCCGTGTTGCTCCGCGTAGCTGACCACCGCCGGCGACAGGGAGCCGGTGGAGATCCCCGATCCCTGAGGCGCGGGCGTGGGCCGCGCGCCGCCGGGTGAGTAGCGCGCCGCGCGCAGGATGGATCTAGTCGACGCCACCGGCAACCCCCGCCTCGTTCTCCGCCCAGAGCTCTCGCTGCAGCCGCCGCGCGGCCACCTTCATCTCGTTCTTGAGCGCCTTGGCGCTCGCGTACCCCAGGGCCGCCGCGATCTCCGCCCACGTGGCGCCGCGCTCCTGCGCGTCGTTGATCAGACGCAGCTTGAGCATCAGCTCCTCACGTGGGGTCAACCTCGTCCTCCTCGTCCACGTCCTCCGGGTAGACCACGCGGCTCGCGTCCCAGGACTGCCAGTAGCTGAACTCGACGACGTCCCCATCGCCGTTGAGCTTGCCGGCCGCGAGGCGGGGGCAGGCCGGGGTGCTGGCGCCGGCGTGGATGCCGGCGCAGAAGCGGCAGAGGCCGCCGTCGGCGGCGACCTGCTCGAGCTCCTCGCGGTCCTCGCGGCTCACCGGCAGGCGGGGCTGCCCGGTGAGCAGGCGCTGGGCGCTGCTGACCGCGGCGAGCGCGGCGAGGTCGAGCTGTGACTGCGGCGCGCCGCCGCCGCCGCCCTGCGGCAGGGTCATCAGTAGGCTCCCACGAGCGGCACGAAGCCGGTGTTGGTTCCCACCGTCGTGGGGTTGAAGGACACAGGCAGCGCGGTCTGGCCGTTGAGGTAGAACGCGCGTCGGTTGCCGGCGTTGGTGACGCCGAGGCCCATGTACGGGGCGTTGGAGTCGTTCGCGCCCAGGGCGTAGGGCACGTTGACACCGGTGAAGCCACCGAGGATGTAGAGGATGTAGACGAACCGCCCGGTCGCCTGCGCCGGCACGGCGGTGATGCCGCCGCTGGTCCACCCCGCGACGTTCCACAGGTTGTTGTCGTTAGGGGACGCGTGAAGCTGGACGCCCGTGTCGTCGTAGATGCCGAGCTGGTTGGGCACCGTGGACGTCGAGTAGGTGCCGCCGGTGCGGATCGCCGCGACGAGGGTGGAGAGGGCGGTGTTGGCCGGCACCCAGCAGCGCGCGCCGAACACGGTGCCGCTGGCGAGGGCGGAGGAGTTCTGGAAGAGCAGGGGATCGTCGCTGGCGGTCAGCAGCCCGTAGCCGCTCAGGGGGAACGTCGCGCCGCCGGCCGCGGGTGCGGCCCACTTGATGCCGGTGGTCTGCGCCGAGTCGGCGGTGAGAACGTAGGTGTCGGTGCCGACGGCCTCGCGGGTGATGGTGCTCGCCGCGGTGGCGACCAGCAGGTCGCCCTTCGCCGTGGCCGTGGTGTCCTGGATGGCGTTGACGAGGCGCGCGTCGTTGCCGGCGGCCACGGTGCCGGCCGTGGTGCCGACGTTGAGGGTCGCCGCCCCGCCGAGGCCGAGGTTGGTGCGTGAGGTGCCCGCGTTGGCGACGTCGCTCAGGTTGTTCGCGGCCTGGAGGGCGCCGGTGATCCGGGTGTCGTTGCCGGCGGCGGCGGTGCCGGCCGTCGTGCCGAGCTGATAGACCTGGTACCAGACCGCGGCGGCGGTCGCGACGCTCTCGGCGACGAAGTAGGCGGCGGTGAGGGTGTTGAGCCAGATGGAGCCGACGGTGTAGCCCTGGGTGCCGTCGTTGCCGGTTCCCGGGTTCGTGACCGCGGTGAGGTTGTTCTTCTGGCTGGTGAACTGCGTGGGTGCGGGCCACGCGCCGTTCGCCTTGGGGCCATAGAACACGGACGGGTTCGTCGTGTCGAGGTAGAAGTCGCCGTTGAAGCCGAGGGAGCTGGCGGGTGCGCCGGTGCCGGACAGCCAGCCGTTGCCCCGCGGGCCGACGGTGCCGGCCGTGGTGATGGTGACGTTGACCACGCGCGCTCCCTTCTAGGGTTGGGCGACCGTGCGGCCGTAGAAGACGCCGGCGACGAGCGCCGTGGCGTCACTGAGGTTCTGGTCCATCCACAGGGTGTAGTTGGCCCCGTACTCGGTGAGCAGGTTGGTCGCGGTGGGGGTCAGCACGACCTGCAGGGTGGCGGTGCTGCTCGTGACCGTGATGGTGCCGTAGGTGGTGGAGGTGGTGTTGTTGACGGAGAACACCATGGCGTTGGAGATGGTGTTGCGCACGACGAGCTCGAACACCTTGTTGGTGATGTTGGTGAGGGAGCCGTCGTCGTTGGTGACCTGGTAGCTCTGCGCCCACTGCGAGCCGATGGGTGAGACGGCCTGGAAGAAGTTGGGGAGCGGCGCGGGCTGGGTCACGCGGCCTCCTCGACCGGGGCGCTGCAGTACGGGCACTTGTCGCGGGGCTTGCCGCCGAGCGTCTTGGTGAAGGGACGGTCGCACCGCTCGCACTTGATGACGCCGTAGGCGTCGAGCCAGGAGCCGCCGATGAGGTCCTTGAGGTCGTACATGCCCCAGACGAGGGCGTCCATGCGGTCTGGGGACTCCTTGTCGCCGGGGGCCCACGTGCACATCTCGTCCTCGAGCTGCGGGAACATGCCGACGTGGTGGACGCGGTGCTGCTCGTAGAGGGCGGAGACCGGCTCGGCGCGGGTGTTCTTGCCGCGGCTGGCGCGGACGGACCGGAAGGCGACGTTGTTGTCGATGGTGCGGACGACGGTGCCGATGTAGTCGCCGCCGTTGTTGACCTCGGCGACGATGCGGTCGGCCTCGAACTCGTGGTAGGCGTCGACGGCGCGGGTCATGCACTGCTTGGGGGTGCCGCGCATGGTGTAGTCGGCGAGGACGTAGCCGTGGCCCTCACGGTCGGCGGCGCAGACGACGATGCCGGTGAGGTCGCTGGTCTCGCCCTCGGTGACGGCGGGGTCGACGCCGACGACGACGCGAACGAGGTCGAGGTCCCTGCGGGCCTCGAGGGGGAGGCGGTCGGCCTCGAGCCACTCGCGCTTCCACAGGGCGTTATCGCGGTTCTCGAGGATCTCAGCGTCGAGCTCCTGCAGGCCGAGCTGCGTGCCGAGCATCGGGGCGATGACGTTGGCCTTGTAGCTGTCGCTGAGGTTCTCGAGGTTGTCGACGGTGCGGCCGCGGGTGACGATGACGTTGTCGCGCTGCATTAGGCCGGGCGTCGCGAGGTTGGTGTCGGAGACGCGAAGCAGGGCGACGGGCCGCGGGGTGGTGGCGACGACGATGCGGCTGACGTAGTCGAGCGGCCAGTCGGCGCGGCGCGGGAGGCGGGTGGCGATGGTGAGGTTGGACCACGTGGTGTCGGCCGCGGTGCCCTTGTGGGCGTCGGCCCAGAAGCAGGACTCGTCACCCCAGGCGAAGTGGAACTGGGGGCCGCGGAGCTGCCAGGGCTTCTCCGCCGAGTAGGTGAAGAACTTGCTGCCGTTCTCGAGGTAGAGCTCTCCGAGGGAGCGGTTCCACGCGCCGGTGATCTTGCCGCCGCGGAGCTCGGTCTGCTTGAAGCAGTTGAGCAGCCCCGAGTCACCCTCGATCATGGTGTCGCGGGTGTCGCCGATGGTGCGGGCGACGAGGGCGATGCGGCAACCGGGGTAGCGCCGGGCCTTCTCGGCCATGAGCTCGGCGGCGGTGCGGGACTTGCCCCAGCCGCGGCCGGCGAGGATCAGCCAGACGAACCAGTCGCCCTCGGGCTCGAGCTGGTCGGGGCGGGCGGCCTCGCGCCAGGTCTTCTTGTGGCCGTCCCCGTTGTCGAGGTCGACCTTCTTCTGCTGCAGCTCGCGGAGGCGGCGGAGCTTGTCGAGCTTGACCTCGAGGAGGGTGTCGGCCACGGCACCCTCCTCAATTGTTTACAATTGTGTTTCACCGTGATACGATCGCGTCAGGAATCGAGGAAGGAGACGACTCGTGGACTTCGAGGCCAGTGAGGACGACTTTCAGAGCTGGACGCCGTGCGAGATGTATGGTCACGACTACTCGCTGTGCGACCTGGACGACGGCACGACGGTCTACAGCTGCAGTGAGTGCGGCGAACCCGGCGATTCAGACTAGATCAAGTTGATCTTACGGGCCTCGGCGAGCTCGCGCTCGAGCTTCGCGATCTCCGCGTCGACGCTGTCGACGCTGATGATCTCGGCCTTGGTGGGCGCGTCGAGGCCCAGGAGGCGCGCCCGCCGCTCCTTGATCTTGAGAATGCGGTCGACGATCTCCATGAGGAGGCGCTTGTCCGGAACGGGCAGGCCCTCCTCGTCGACGATGATCCGGCCCTGCTGGACGAGGCGCGGGTTGGCCTGCAGCTCCCGCCAGCAGATGGCCTCGAGCTCGTCGTAGCTCTGCAGCTCGAGGGCCCGCGTCTCGTCCGTCGCGAAGCGGACGGCGCGGGCCATCGCGCGCTTGATGCCGGCGGCGGCCCGGTCCTCGCTGGGGCCGTTCTCCCGCTTGCCGCCGTGCCACAGCTCGAGGTGGATCGCGATCTGCTCGAGCGTCCACCCGAGAGCCTTGAGGCGCGCCGCCTCGGCGTCCCGGGTGCGGCCGTAGCTATCCACCGGGCCGATGGGAAGGGGCATCAGGAGGCGCTCGTTCTCGGTGCTCATCCGATCCTCCCTCTGGGTCCAGGTATGCGACGACCCCACCCCCGGGGGACAGGGGTGGGGTCGTCATCTCCTCCGGGCGGTGGAGGTCTCTAGCCGCGCCACCCGCAGACCGGCCACGGGGATCGGCCCCGGGCGGCGAACAGGCGGTTGGCGACGGCGATCTGCTGCTCGCGGCTGGCCAGGTCGGCCCGCGGCGCGTAGGCGCCGCCACCGTTCGCGAGCCACGTGCCGTAGTCGAACTGCAGACCGCCGTAGAAGCCGTTGCCGGTGTTGATGTGCCAGTTGCCGCCGGACTCACACTGCGCGACGGCGTCCCAGTTCAGGCCGTTGCGCGAGGGCGGCGGGGCGACCGGGGTCGGCGACGCGATGCGTCCCACGGCGACGACCGGCGTCGCGACCCGAACCGAGCGGATCGGCGGGGGCGCCGGGATGGGCGTGCCGCGCGGCGGGATCACGAGCACCCAGCCGACCCCGAGGTTGTCCGGGTCGGGCAGGCCGCGCTGGTTGGCCGCGTAGATCGCGGGCCACGCGGCCGGGTCGCCCAGCTGGTCGCGGGCGATGGAGCTGAGGGTGTCGCCGTCGCGGACGGTGTAGCTGGTGGGCTGCGGCGGCGCGTGGTGGACGACCTCCACGCGGTCCGGCAGCTCGACGACGGATGAGAACTGTTCCGGTTCCTGGGTTCCTGCGCTGGCGGTTGAGGCGAGGGTCGCGGTGAACGCGGCGGTCGCGGTGAGCGCTACGGCGGCTCTGACTGCGGTCTTCCCGAGGGAAGAGGTGGACATCCGGTCTCCTAGGCCGTGGTGTCACCCACGGTCGGTCGCCGCTCTCGCGGTGCCGAGCTGGGGCGCTGATCGCAGCCACCGGCAGGCTGTTGAGACAGGTCACCTCTTGGCGATAGTATACCTCGTCACAATCAGCGTTGCCATCAACCGGTGGCTGCGCGGCCTGAACCTATCAACCATTGAAGATCAAGTAAACACCTGAGGTACGAGGAATAACACTTCAGTCGGCGGCGTCGATCTGGCCGGCGACCGCCTCGTGAGCCTTGATCAGCTTCTCGGCGAGGTAGACCCGTACGTGACGCTTGCGGGAGCCATTGACGCGCTTGCCGACCGGCCGCAGCTTGATCAGGTCGATGAGGCTGCGGACCTGGCCCTCGCTGAGGCTGGGCGGCCCAAGCAGCTCGGCCGCGTCGTATACGGACCAGTACTCCGTGGCGAGGGTGGGAACGACCGGCAGGTCACGCGAGGACCAGCCGCGGCGGGGCGAGGTGGGGTCAGTCACGAGGCGATCCCTACGTCTTGAGTGGCTGAGGCAGGCAGGCCGACGGTGCCGTCTCGCCAGGCGAGGACCCAGTCCTGGGTCACGACCGAGTAGTCCATGCGGGCGACGGGGCGGCGCTCGTCACCGTCGGCGCAGGCGGGGTTGACGCACCGGACCTCACCGCGGCTGGACCAGAACCGCAGGGTGAGGCAGCCGCAGTAGGGGCAGCGAGCCTCCGACTGGCCGACGTTCCGGGGCAGCCGGCGGGGGACGTCCCGCTCCCCGAGGACGACCAGGGAGCGCGAGCACCAGCCACCGAGCTGGTGGGCGGGCTCGAGGAGCCACGAGTCCTGAACGGCCTCGGCGAGGTTGCCGATCGCCCGCAGGGCGAAGACTGTGTTGGCGTCGTCACCGCCGCGGGCGTGCCAGCGCATGCCGGCGAGGTCGCGAAGGTCGTTCTCGAGGTAGCGCGCGAGCGCGTGCAGCTCGAGGACGAGGTGAGCCACCGGGGCGTTCCACGGGGGCTGCGAGTGGTCGATCCGACCGGACCGACCCCGACCACCGAGCCGGCTGACCGCGGTCGCGGTGATCGCGGCCAGCCGGGCGTTGAGGTCGACGGCGCTGGTGACCGCGTCGAGCAACCGATCGCGGCCCGTTGATCTTACGGGCTCCGTCATGGTGCGATAGTATCACCGCACTGACCATCGTTCGCTGATCAGAAGTTACCGTTCGATACCTGAAGGCAGGGGATCCCGACCACGTTTCGCCACAGGTCGACGACCTGGTTGCGGTCGTCGAAGGCGGCGATGACGTTGAACCTGGGCTGGATCAGAACGTAGAAGAGGTGCCGCTTCAGGTCGACATCCCTGGCGTAGCGCCACTCGTCGGTGTCGGGTCGCAGGTAGAGGCTGTGCTTCACGACCTCACGGCTCAGCCGACCGTGCAGGTGGGCCGTGATGAAGTCGGTGGTCGCGTCGTGGCAGACGACGTTGCGGCCGGACGCGAACACGAGCTCGTCGCCGGCGTCGAGCAGGGCCCGCGCAACGGCGAGCACGGGCTCGTTGGGGAGGTCCTCGTGGACCCGGTCCCAGTCGTAGGGCCCGCGGCCGCCCGGGGCCCGCAGGGCCAGGGTGCCGTCGACGTCGAACAGCCAGGCTCGCCTTCTCGCCACGTGTCTGCTCC